AAAAAAAATATAAATATATTTTAAGGTCAATTCTTAAGGCTCTCTTATATATATATTATTATATTTATACCTATATATATACTTTTGTCATACTTTTCTTTACTCCCCCCTTTATTTTACGATTATGAGGTAAATATAAGGGTTATTTAGGGGGTGTCTTGACAATATGACAAAACGCCTAAACCCTACTGTTATCACGTTTTTAGCTGTCAGAGACTTCTGACACTCTGACAAAACTAAACCAATTCCAGCCAAAATCGACCCAAAAGGGGGTACTTTTGTCAGATTAGCCTGACAAAACTATTCGGGATCTTTTTCTTCTGTTAAGAAATCAGGAGTAAAGACGATTTCTTTCTCCATACCAAACTCTGCGCTGAGAATGTCGTCGATTTTAGTAATGCCTTCTTCGACCGATTGCGCGTAATTGAGAGTTTCTGTTACGCCGTAAGTAAAGATAAGTAAGGCGGTAAATTCTGCGTCAGCTCCTCTGGAGATAAAATCTTCAAAAAGATAATCGAGTCTACGCCGACCTTCTTCGATGGTGGGTGGGCCTTTCTTCATTTCTACTACCTTCATTCAAATAGTGTAGCTTATTATTCTTCATCTTCATATGGGTATAACCAAATATAAAAAGGTGAGGTGTATTTTGTTGCAAGACCACACCTCAAGATCTCTGGAGGCGAGTATGAATTAAACTCGCCGCAACTGCACTTCTATTGTTTATACAGGCCGAATGATTGCCTGTTCGCGATTAGCCGTCGCCGTATTTCCAACGGCACTCTTTCTTGTAATCATCCCAAGTCTGTCTAATCATCCCTGGTGAATACAGGTAATTGATGTCATACATGCGATCGCAAAACTCTGTAAAGTTATCGCAATCACCTACGACTATCTGAGCATCTGCTTGAATGTCGATAAGTAAATCTCCTGTTCGACTCATATCTCCTCCTATATTTTTTTGGTGTAGTTACTACTACTAATTATTTCTGCAAACGCCACGCCGATAACTTTGTGGAGTTTACCCTCTAACAAGAAAGCCTGTCGTTCAAACTCTTCTTGTTCTTTTGCTGTCATCTGATCCCAGTCCGATATAACGGCCTCTGGATTCTTAGCAACTTGATCTACCCAATTAATAACCACGTCAGACAACGCGTGTTTAACTTTGGTCCTAACTGTAACTTTTTTGCCTTGATACTCAACCATGTTAATGCGTCTTAACCTTTCTCTTTTCGACCTCGGCTAAGTTATTAACCATGTCGATCAAGCGATCCCTGTCAGTTTCTATTTGCTGCAAGGTTGCGTCTGAATTAGAAATCTCAATGCTAGCGGACTGCAAATAAACTTTAATAATTTGGCATACCAGTTGTTGTAAGTAATCTCTGGTGTGGTCCACGTAATCTGACATCTTTTTATCTATCGTCATTTATGTTCTCCAAAATAAATATACCCTTAGTATATCAAAAGGTGTTTACAAAGCAACCAAAATTTTATACTATTAGTGAAACAATTAATCGAGGAGAAGATTATGTCAATGACAGAAATAGATTTTATAAGGGAAGGTATCAAAGCTTTACAACCAGGATTACCAGCTCCCAAGCATACTGCGGATGTAGAAGAAGACATGCAATCAACTGAAAGGTTGAGCAAGTTTGTTGAGTACATTCGTCAACATCACCCAGCTTTATTTGAGCATGCTTATAAGGAGGCATCCAAATGAGTAACAGCGATCAGAAAATAAATAAACATTTTGATGTGTGGCACTTGTCAGACATTATAGAAATATCTGGTATGTATGTTTGCCAAACATCCAAAGATTTGATTAGTTTGGGAAACACAGATCCTTACGATAGTTGCCACATAGATATTTGGTTTAAGCCTAGAAAAAAACCAGAAATTGTTATTGCTTTTAGCGACCATTTAGATGCGCCAGATAAAAAAACAGGGTACGCAATTGAGTGTTGGGCTAAAACTCATGGTTTTGATTTTTCTATTAGAGAATATGAGGAGGATAACTGCGTTGCTTGAGTTTCTTTTATGGGTTTTAGGAACAGTAGCCGCTTATTTTGTAGGTGGCTTGCTTTATTTAATTTGGCTAATGAATAAACATTTATGAAAGAGCTAAAGAAAGAACGAGAGGTTTTAGTTCAAGCAAAGTTTTATGTAGATGAGGTAGATCCAAACGCTCCCAACGTACCAGATTTATTGCGAGATAAATTTGAGACTGAGGTAGATAGAAACAATATATTTTTTTCTATTTGCATACCAGGAGATAATTCCAAAATAGATATAGAAGAAATAATAAAACAAAATAATGATCTTCTTTATAAAGTTAAGTTTTGGCAAGATTTATATATTAAGGCAATAAACCCAAAATGAATGTGCAAACAAGAAAATGTAAAGTTTGCCAAAAGGTAAAACCCTTAACATCAAAATATTTTAATAACAGGCTGGAGCTTAAAACAGTCCCGCCGTTTCGCTGGGATTGTAAGGTTTGTTACAACGCCTACAAAAAAACCCAGCCAAAATATCACATAAGAAAAATGTTACAACATGCAAGAAATAGAGCTAGGCTAAATGGTAGAGAGTTTAATATAAGTGTTGATGATATTACGATTCCAGAGTTTTGCCCTGTTTTGAAAATTAAATTAGAACATGGCTGGAACGACAACCGAAATTGCCCAACCTTAGAAAGAATAGATAATAGCCAAGGCTATATCAAAGGCAATGTTTTGGTTGTTAGCGCTTGGTCCAACAGAATTAAAAACGATGCTGAATACCAAGACATATTAAAAGTAGGTAATTTCTATAAAAAATTACATCAGCAAAAAATTAAAAATATAGTTAAAGAAAAATTAACTAAGGTTACAGCAGAAAAGGACAAAAAAAACAATGCCTAAAACTTGGATCAAAGAAAAAATACAAAGTATTAAAAAGAAAACATCTATTGGCGACTCAAGGCTTAGCCGAGGCGCTGGAACTAATAAACGCAAAACGCGTAAAAAATATCGAGGCCAAGGCAAATGATTAATTATCCGTGCGGTTGGTTTGACGTTGAACAATTACCAGGAGGATCGGGAGAAAAGAAAAATGACTCAGTATAAAAAAAATGTAGAGAAGCAAAGGAAAAAACTTCAAGCCGAAGAGGATGATAAGAAGATAGTTTGGTATGAATATCAAAAAGGCGCTGGAGAACATTTTAGAAGAATAAGATATGCAAGCGGCAAAGAAACTAAAACTAATTTTGCGGATAAGAATGAAAAATAAATGCCGTTAAGAGATTACCAGCAAGAAGCTTTAAATGCGTTAGAAAATTATATTGCTATAGAAGACGGCAATCCTTTGGTTGTTATGCCAACAGGTTCTGGTAAGTCTCATGTGATTGCGGATTTTGTTTTGCATATGAATGAACAAAAGAAACAAAAAACTTTAATTGTTTCGCATGTTAAAGAAATACTTTTTCAGAATTACGAAAAACTACAAGACGCTTGGCCGTACGGAGATATAGGTTTGTATGGCAACAGCTTAAAGAGTCGAGATACAGATAACGATATTATCTATGCTCAGCTCCAATCAGTTTGGAACAAGGTAGATCAATTACCTTTGTTTGATCTTCTCGCTATTGATGAAGCACACCTTGTTCCAAAAGACGGCGAGGGAATGTACCGCTCCCTCGTTGTCGCCCTTAAAGAACGCAACCCAGAATTGCGAGTGGTTGGTTTTACGGCTACTCCATATCGACTTAACTCTGGCATGTTAACTGAAGGTGAAGGATCTATTTTTGATGATGTGGCGATAGACTTTGGTAGTGGCGATAATTTTATTCGGCTGATTGATGACGGCTACTTATCACCTCTAGTAACTAAGTGTATGGATACTGAGTATGATATTGATGATATAGGTTTGAGAGGCGGGGAGTTTATTCAAACAGATTTACAGGCCAAGATGAACGATAGCGGCCGAACCAACAAAGCTATACAAGAAGTTTTAATCAAAGGCGCAAATAGAAAGCAATGGTTGATTTTTTGTGCTGGTATTAATCATGCAAAAATGGTTAGCGGAATATTAAACGCTAACAATATAACTTCTCGCGTGGTAACAGGAGATACTAACCAAACAGAAAGAGATCAGCTAATAGCAGATTACAAAGCAGGAAAGATTAGGGCTTTGGTTAATTGTGATGTATTAACGACAGGTTTTGATGCACCAAATACAGATTTAATTATAATGCTGCGGCCTACACATTCACCAGGTTTATATGTGCAAATGATGGGTCGGGGTATGCGTATAGCAGAAGGCAAGAAAGATTGTTTAATTTTAGACTTTGCAAAAAATATTGAGCGTCATGGTCCTATCAATCAAATAGCGCCTAATCAAAAAGGCAAACGCAAAAGAACAGGTCAAGCGCTTGTTAAAAGCTGTCCAGAATGTAAGTCATATGTTCCTAAAGCTGTAACCACTTGCCCAGATTGTGGCTATGTCTATCCTATGCGTAAGCTAGAGCTGGAGCTGGTTGCATCTAAGCTAGATATTATTTCTAAAACAGCCAAGAAAGAACGCTACGATACGAAGGTTATCAACATGTGGTTTGGCAATCACCAAAAACAAGGC